CATTAGACCTGTTGCATTATTAAATGAAGCAGCAATATGATAATTACCTAAAACATATAAAGGCTCTTTTAAAGGTTCAGCAAATATTTTAAAATTATTATTATTATTATATCCTACTCTATCATATACTCCGCTAAGATGAATACCTGTTGTACCTGTTACATCTATTTGTTCAACACTTCCCATTAAATTATTTTCAATATCGTATAACAAATCTCCTACGACAAAATTATTTGCGGATGAAGCAGACATTGATAAAAAAGTATCATAAGAACTGCTTTGTATTGCTGTACCTGCACCGTTAAGAATATGTCTTCTAATGGTTTGAAATCCCTCATACATATCATTTATATTATTCATATTAGTATGATTTGATACAGGTACAATAATATTGTTTGTATATAATGTATCATTGTTTGCAATTTTAACTCTAAAACCTATTTGATATTCGGCTGGATTATTATTAGTATTTACAGTATTATTTTGTAAAAATATTTCTACATTATCTGAATAAAATAAAGTCATTTTTTGATTTATTCTTTGTGCGTTTGGTAAATATAAACTACTTTGATTTGAAGCATTTGCATGAGAAGGCATAGTTTTATCAGAATCATAAACTATATTTTTAATGTTACCATTGCAATCATAGGGAGTAACAATAGTTTGAAATGTAAATGAATCAGATATTTCCCAAATACCATATGGGTTATTATTTGGTACATTAGATGTATATGGAATAGTAATATACCCATCAGACATAACAGGAAATTTTAATGATTTCCTATTACCAATATAAGTATTATAATTAACCATTTAATTCACCCAATAATTGCCGCTACCTCAAAATCAAGCGTGAAAGTGATATATGGTAATCCAGCCTGTATCTGTGTATTAAAGTTTCTGATAAAGCCCTTTACTCCTCTTACATTAGAATCGGAATGTATAGGTGAAGGAAAATTAGTGAAAGGCTTACCGTCATCTCCTTCGGGATAAAATTGGTAAATACTTCCTCTATTATCTTGCGACCTTACCTTATATGTGAATGGAATAAGGGGTAAATCGTCAATACTTGTAAAAGTTGTAGGATTAGCCACCTGTGCTTCGCTGAGAGAGTCGTGGTATCTATATCTACCATCAACCCTTGAAGGCATAAGAATAATTAACTCATTCATTGTTTGGTAATTCTGCAATCCTGATGAGTCAGCATGAGAGTGTATTAACTGTGCAATTTCAAAAGCGGTCATATATACTGAAGGGTTCTTAACTAACCCTGTTGTTTTCTTAAATTCTTTAGTAATGAATTGGTCTGTTATAGTACCTGATATATTTATTGATTTTGAAGCCATACCTAAATCTAATGCAAGAGTTTGTGCTTCTCCTGTAATAGCAGCAACACCTGGAATTGGTACAGTAGGAACAGTTTTTGATGTAGTTATACCAACAGAATCAGCCTTGAGACCTATTCTATTTGTGGAGAAAAACTCTTCAGTTAAACCCTTTGCATCTCTCGCACCTAAATTTAAAAATACAAAATGTTGTGCGCTTGATGTATTGTCGGTACTTATATTATAATTGATAGAACTATTATTCCATAGTACTTGTCCACTTGTTAAAATAACTCCTATAAAAGAACTTTCATCTGTTATATTTTGAACTGTTGTAATTGTAGTAGCAGTAATTAATCTAATACTATATGTTCCTGTATTATTAGTTGATTGAAATATTGTTATTGTATCTCCTACTTCAAAACCATCAGAAATAAAACTACCTGATGTTCTTGTGATTACATTGTTTGTAATTGATAAAGTTACATTACCTGTTTGTGTCATTTAAATCAAATCCTTGTTCCTGATGAGGTTGTTCTATTAACTTCTAAAGATATTAATCTACCAACCTTATTAGCAATATCTCTTAATTCAGCATCTGAAGCACCGACTCTTCCTTGTACATTTACAGTAATATTATTTGTAGAACCTGCTGCAATTTGTCTTGAATCATTATTACTATATACATGAGAACCTCTTGGTAAATTAACTAATTCAGGACCTTTTTCTCCTACAACAGTTAATCCGCTTGCTGGTCCACCCATTGCTTTACCATCAATCATACTTGCTACTCCACCTATTAATGCTAAAACTAAAAGTACTACCGCTACAATTGGTCCTGAAGTTAAAGCAGCAATTGTTATAGAAGCGACATACCAAGCAGCAAATATAATTCCTACAAATCCTACAAGTTTTAAAAATCCTTTAAGACCTTGCTCTTTAAAGTAATCTTTCATAAAACCAAATAAAGCATATCCTACTGCTTTAAGTAATTCAAATACTACAATACCTGCCCCTATTGCTAACTCTAATAAAAATCCACCTAAACTCATTATTAGTTTAATACCTGAAGAAACAAAATCGCCATCTGCTGAAAATATATCAGAAATAAATTGAATTAAATCAGCAATAACTACTGCACCTGCTTCTAATAAACCACTTAATACAGTCATTACAACGCCTCCTACTTCAAATACTTTCTTCACTAATAAGATAATATAATCAATTACACCTAAACTCTTTAATGTTATCAATAATAAAATTATAAGACCTGCTATAAGGAAAAATTGCACAAAGAATAATGTTGCTTTACCTAATAATTGCATTATTGCTTTACCTGATGAAGCACCTTTTAAGAAACTTTGAAATGTATTCTTTTGTCGCCAAAGATATAATTTTAACATATGTCTTTTTTGCCATGCTCTATATATTTTTTCAGCCTTAGTACCTTTAAATATTCCTTCTAAGAAACCTGTTTGTTTTGCACCTGTTGAATCAAAACCTGTTATACCACCTGCTGCATTTTTATTAGCGACTATTCCTTCTCCCTGTAAATCAGATTCAAGACTTGCAGCCTTCTCTTCTAATTTCTTTTTATCTTCATCAATTTTATCTTTTAACTCTTGTAGTTTTTTCTTTTCATCTTCATCAGTAGCGTTAGCAATATCTCTTTGCAAATCAGTATATTTACGAGTAAGTAAAATATATTCTTGTTGAGTATCTTGTAGCATACCTGCTAATTTTAATTGTTCGTCATTCATCTCTTGTAAATTATCTTTAGAAATAATAAGACCTTTATTGTAATCGTCTAATTTATCTTGTAATTCGCTTTGTCTATCTAAATGTTCTTGACTTGCATTAGCAATTTGACTAATATAATTAATTTCATCTTCCATCATTTGCATTCTTTTAAATTGATTTCTCAATTCTTTTGCTCTTGTATTATTTAAAGATTCACTAAACTCAGCAGCCTTTCCTTCAGCAGTTTCTGTTCTTTCTACTAATTTAAGAATTGCTTGACGAGTACCATATCTTTTCTGTAATACTTTAAAATATTTAGAACCAAAAATATTTCTTTTATCTTCTAAAGATGCTGTACCATCTAAAATACCTTTAAGTGCTTCTTGGGTTTTTAATACCGTTCTAAGATTATCATCTGTTTCAGCAACCCTATTAGTTAATTCAGTTTCAGCCTTAATTCTATTTTCTTGTAGTTTTTGTTGAAATTGTAAAGCGTTTGAAAAAGCCTTAACCTTATTCTGAATTTTCCAAAACCCTGT